CTTTTTTAGGAACTTTGGTAGCACGTACTTTACCGGCTTTCTTCCTGTCTGGTTTAGCATTATCACCCCGACCATGTGTTCCCACTCGTTTTTTATTTGTTGCTGGACCATCAGATCGTCCCTTAGTGCTTTTACTTTCATGCTTAACCTCACGATAGTTTAATGTACCAAACGCTAATCCATACTCAGTAGTCTCTGTGATAAGACGATATCCATTAAAACTTACTATCTTTTCAGTGGTTTCCCGCATCAGATGATCTCTGAATTCGCTGAGACTATTCCATTTAAGTTTTTTGGGCATATACATTATTCGTAACATCCATATCCTGCTTGATGTTGATATGTTAACATACCGGCACGTGGGGCATTCGGTTTAGTGCATATACCATAATCATCATCAATGCGGTTAAACCAGCGACAACCGCTAGCACAGTCTGGAAAGTTAGATTCAACATCACTATATCTAACAACTTTACCACCATAATCAGTATAGTCGGTGTCTAGTCTTATAAGAATGTTTAGAAAATGATTGTTCATCCCCACCTCATAATAAACCATTCATAATCACGTTCATGTCTAAATCGTATTTCAAATATGCCGCCACCGGTTAGTCTCCATACTGTATGTTTTCTATGTCCGGGAACATATTCCTCTAACCATTTAAGAATTTCGCTAAACTTTATATGAGTCTCAACTTTAATATTAGCCTTGTACCAGTTAGGCTTATAATCTTCCCACTTACGACTCATTACCAATTCTTAATAATATTAGCAATAATTAGTCCGCAGGTAACTAACTCTAATATACTCCAAAATATATTATTCTTTTGTTCTAGTATATTGAGTATAAAGTTTTTCATCCTTCGTAAATCGCGCTATTACTGTCATGTTCAAATACTTCTACGCTTTTTACACGCACATAGCCATTTACAACAACATCAGGAGTTTCTTTCATCTCTTTGATGATTTCTGCCATTTTATGATATGCCATTTCAGCAAACTTCTCACAGCCAACTGCTGGAACAACACGTAGGTCAATTACACCTAGATCCTTATAACCGCCCTTGATTTCACTTAGTTTCTTAAATGCTTCAAGTTGTGGATCATCTTCTGCTACAAGTGTGGTATGGTCAAACATATATTCAGCCCACTGTTTGAACTTCTTTAGACCACCAAAATCCATTACCCAGTTACGACTATCAAGTGTGTCTGCTTCAAAGACTAAACGTATGCCAATGCTGTAGCCATGAATTAGACTACAATGACTATGTGTGCTACGCCATTGACGAAAGGCGCAACTCAAGCCACGATCATTGCCATATGTTTTAGTGCTATAATACTTAGCCATTACGTTGTGCCTCAAGTTTGGCACGTAGTTGTTCAAACATATATTCTACAGTTAGACTGTCAATAGCAAGTTCAGTTTTACTTGTATTCTTGTTATCAACTACAATCTTTTTACCATCATCTGTTTCTAATATTAGTTTCATGTTCTTCTCCTTATAAAAATATTTTGGCACGTTCTTTTACCATTGCCAACATGTTATACGCGCCGTTACGGCGATTCATGCTTAGTATATTACCTAAATCAAGTTCTGTCATTAGATTACGGTCATTATCAACAATTTCTTTTGGTGTGCTACCACTATAAATGTCGCTAATCATAGTTACCGTACCCTTAACGATCTGTGCGTCACTGTCACACATATACTTAATAGTACCGTTCTCATATTTAGGCACTAACCATACCTGACTTAAACATCCCGGAACCTTAAAGTTATCTAACTTAAATTCTTCCGGCATGGCTTCTGCTTTTCGTGCTAGGTCAATAAGAAACTTATAACGATCAGCGGTATCACTAAACATATTTAGGATACCGCGATAATGATCTATTTTTTGATTTATATCCATTGTCTTACTATTATTGTCCCATATCTATAACTATGTGTCTCGCAACCCAACTTGTGGATAACATTTTGTACTAACATAATCATTTTATTACTATTACCGCATACAATTTCAAGTGGGAATTCTTTTTGATTCATCAGTATAAAGTTCTCTACCATGCTCTCAACTTCATGGTGCCGAACGCCATGTAAGTCAAGTTTTGTCACTTACGTTAAGTCTCACACGTCCTGGATCGGGTGGAAGTATACCTAGTATTACAGTTACGATAAATCCAAACATTGGAATTAATACTGGGAGGCACCACCACGGGGTAATATTAATTTCACGGCAACGTCTAACCGTAACTGCTAATATTGCTAATAGACTGGCTGCAATCGTTGCAAGTATAATAATTGCGCCCATTAATCCACCTAGTAAATCATTAACATATGTAAACATTCCCGCTATTATTAATCCCGCAATCATAGCGAACCAACTTCCAAACCAGCACACAAGATGCACTGCCCAAAACTCACTACGTGTAGCCTCATTTGAAAAACTAAAATACTTGTCCATTATTCACTGTACCTCTTTGCATTTTCTACTTGCCATACACGTTCACGCAAGTTTGTGCTACTGAAACTATGATCACGACTATTGAATACTAATTCAATACCGCGCTTTTCACAAATAGCACGACCAGTAAATTCTTGTTGCATATACTCAACACCAAGAATACGTACATCAATAGGTAGTGTAAGTAGTATATCTTCCAAATCTTTTTCAGTATTGTAGGTTACAATTTCATCTACAAAACGTACAGCACTTAATTGAATTTGTCGTTCAACTAAACTTTGGATAGGCGGATTCTTTTGTGGTCTGTCCCAACTTGCGTTATTCTGTAAGCCAGCAATTAAGTAATCACAATGATTCTTTGCTTCTGCTAACATGGCGATGTGACCTGCGTGTAGCAAGTCAAATTGACTAAAAGTAATGCCTATCTTTAGTCCTTTATCTTTTAACTCTCTTACTTTATTAAAAATCATACTAACTCCCAATATTTTTCAGGATTAGATACTTTTTCAAATAAAAAATTATCTATTCCTATTGTTATGTTTTCACCATTAATTATTTTAGCCATTAATTCTGCTAAAATAGCATTATTCTTTTCAGACAAGTGGCAAGCCCTTGTCCGATAATTTTCCTGTTTATAATCAACATTATTAAATTGCGTTTTTAATTCTTTTAAAAATACATCCACTAGTGCTACTTTAAAATTTTCTACATTAATATCTGAATTTTGAAATCCGGGAACTAATATTAATCTTTTATTTTCCTTTTGGCAAATATTTTGAATAGACTCTAAGCATTTTTTACAAGTAAACTGATTGAGTTCAGCATCAGATAACCATTGATGATATAATTCCGCTGCTTTATAATAAAAATAATCCGGATCTCGCACATCTATATTTTTTAACTTTTGTCTTGTTGTATCCAAATCTGATATTTTTAGTTTATGGTTATTAGTATAAAGTCTATTAGAGTCGGTAATGACAAAAATTATTGTATCTAAATTTGCATTATTTTCTAAAAACTGTTTATAAGAATAAAAAACACTTGTACCAGGAACTCCTCCCATAAAACTCACATTAAATTTCTTAGAAAGTAAAACAGGCCAGGATAAAGTATGTAAAATTTTTTGCCCTTTACCTAGAAAAATATATGGGCTAGCAAAACTATCGCCAAATATTCCTATGCTATTCACTTTTTTAATTCCTCAATAATTTTATTTTTTTCAATCTCATCAAGATATCTTTCTTCTATCTCACCAAAGGTGGTTGAATTTTTTAATATACGATCAAGCAGCCATTTAATTTCGTAAAGTTCGTGCTTTACTTGCCATCCAGTGAAACCGTCATTGTAAGGACTGTTAATTTCAGTGTATGCCCTACGTAATTCTGAAATTACGCTATTACTGTCTATTGGTTTCTTGAAGCCCATTTGCAACCTTATTCGTATCAATAATAATCTCTAGAGCCTGCTTTAATAGTTTTTCAAGTTCCCAAAGTTTCTTTTCGTTTAACTCTAGTTTGGCTTCTAATGTACAAACCTTTGTAAACAACTCGTCGTTGAAATGACTCATTTGCAACCCTGCCTTGCGATATTGTAAAACTCTTGTCTTGCTGCTGGATCAGTTTTGAATCCACCACCTAGACGACTAGTGACAGTTGAACTACCAGTATCTTCCACGCCGCGCGATTTCACGCAGTAATGTTGTGCGTCAATCATAACGGCAACATCGTCAGTTTCAAGAATGAAACATAGTGTGTGGAAAATCTGTTCAGTCAATCTTTCTTGTATTTGCGGGCGCTTGCTGAAATATTCTACAATGCGATTGATCTTTGACAATCCAAGTACCTTCTTCTTGGGTACATATGCGACTGTAGCAAGACCATCAATAACAACAAAGTGATGTTCGCAATTGCTTTGTACATTAATGTTACGTTCTACAACCATTTCATTGTAGTGCATCTTGTTGTCAACAGTTGTACACTTGGGGAATGCTTCATAGTCTAGACCCCAAAAGATTTCGTTGACATACATCTTGGCGACACGTTTGGGTGTTTCCATTAGACTATCATCATCTAGATCCAGTCCAAGAACACGCATGATATCAGTAAACTTACTTTCAATGATATCAATCTTTTCTTTACGGTCTAGTGAATTTTCTCTTGTAGGCGTTTCTACACCGACCATAACTAGATAATCGTGAACACGTTGACCCAACTCGGGATCGGTTTTTGTTTTGTTATAACTCATTATCTTTCTCCTTCCTTACACGGATAAAAATTTATTGTCATGCTACCGTTGTGTAGCGTATGTATTTATTACTTCGCAAATACACCATTAAATTGTTGTGTGACTCTAACAAACGTAGTACACTTGCTGAGGTTCTTTAGATTCTCTGCACCAACATAAGTGCAAGTGCTACGTATGCCACCCAATATATCAAGCACGGTATTACTCACTTGACCTTTATATGGTACAGTAACAGTACGACCTTCACTACTACGATAGTCGGCAACGCCGCCATTATGTTTGTTCATAGCAGTATCACTACTCATACCATAAAAGGTAACTTTGCCATCTTTAATCTCGCCGCCGCCTTCATCGTGGCCTGCTAACAGTCCACCGAGCATGACGAAATCAGCGCCAGCACCGAAGGCCTTAGCAACATCCCCAGGACAAGTACATCCACCATCAGCAATAATATGGCCACCAAGACCATGAGCCGCATCGGCACACTCAATGATTGCTGAGAGTTGAGGATATCCCACACCAGTTTGAATCCTAGTAGTGCAAACACTCCCAGGACCAATACCAACTTTAATAATGTCTGCTCCACGTAGTATTAACTCCTGTGTCATATCAGCAGTAACAACGTTACCGGCAATGATAGTTTTATTAGGATATGTCTCGCGCATCTTGCTAACGAATGAACCAAAATGTTCGCTATACCCATTAGCGACATCAATACAAATATATTGTATTTCAGGATGAACGTTTATTATTTGTCTTACCCGATCATAATCACGTTCGCTTGTACCAGTACTGACAGCAAAGTAATCAGTACCAATACTGTATATGTGATCTTTAAATTCATCAATGCCATAACTCTTTACCAAACAAGTAAAGAGTTTATGCCTTGCTAATTCATCAGCCATAGCAAATGTGCCAACACCGTCCATGTTAGCAGCCATGATAGGGATACCATGATAGATTTTACCGCTGTGTTTAAAAGTATACCTACGTTCAAGGTCTACTTCCTTACGACTACTTAATGTACTACGCTTAGGACGGAATAGTACATCCTTAAAATCTAACTTGATATCCTCTTCAATACGCATTACTTAGCCTTTGCTTCCTTACGTGCGTTCTTAGTAGCAGTGATTTCGTTACGGCGTGCCTTAACAGCCTTAGCGAGTTCACCAAGAGCCTTACGTGCGCGTGTACCTGCTGCGCTATTGCCCTTTTCAAACTTTTCGTGTTCAACTTGATAGTCTGCTAACTTAGCCAAAATGTCATCATGTGCGCTCATATTTTTTCTCCTATTAATATTTCGCTTCTCTAGTATGCTTACGATAATCCGTACTCATACGTAACCATTGCTCACCCTTGCCCTCAAGGATATCGCATATTCTATCTATCGTGCCATCAGTCCAGTCACTAATTAATCCCATTTTAGGATGTGGACTTACTAGTAACCCATACAGTTTATTCATTGCATCTTCAATTGACCATGGAACATACAATCGTGTATGATCATTTGCAAATGTTTCTGGGAAACTACGATATGCTGGATACAATACATTACAACCAAGTGCGTCTGCTTCGCTGACAGTATTGCTGACCCAATCTTGTAATGCACAGTTGAACAGTACACGACTGTTGTTCAACAAATCATAATATGTGTTTTTCTCAAGGTCGCTATAAATTGTAAGTTTACCCTCACTTTCCATACGATAAGTGCGTTCCATATAAGAACTATTATTGCTACGTAATTTAGCACCGCTCAATAATGCGAATTCAACATCATTTTCGTAACGATCATGCCATGCATCAATCAAGTCCATATAAAAGTCCGGCTGTTTTTCTTGGTCCCAACGTGCGGCGAAAACAACACGCATGTCACGTTCTTCAAACGGCTTGATATAGCCTATACGACCTTGCACTTCTTTTTTACCGAACGCAAGACCTGAAATATTATAGATCGGAGCCTTCCAGCCTGCGACCTTCATATGCATTACCATTTCTTCATTGCTAGCAAGAATGATACAGAATTCATTAATCATTTCTTCATACTTACGCATGAAGCCTTCCATGCCCCATACGTGCAAGAAGTCATCTGGATCAATAGTTTGTGCCAAACAACGTACAAAAATCTTTGGACGATATTGTTCGGGAACTTGCTTGATAATGTATGCTAGACTTTCAAGCCCACTAGTGTACATATCTTCAAAGTAAATCACATCTTCGCTAGTGACTTCACCTTGCTTCATAAGTTTAACAAGGTTAGCCATTTGTGTCAGGCTATAATGTGTGCGACCATGTGCGTCAAGCACTTGACCAACAACAATATTTTGATCGCTGGATAGTGTTTCACCTTGTACGTTGACATAGTTGATGCCACGTTTTTCAAATACACGACGATTCCAGTCTGTTAACTGTAATGTGTAGCGAGCCTTGTATGGCTCAAGTCCCATGTAAAATAGTTTTCTCATAATACCTCAAAGTATACGAGGGGTTGCCCCCTCGTATTGTTTATAATTACAGATTCTTACTGTCTTGTTCCCACATGTCACGCGGTTCCTTCCCAGACAAGAACTTTGAGTACTGACGGTAAGCATAACTGCGCTGACTGTAAAGTTCAGATTCATCATACTTATAGCCGTAAGTCCTACAGAAATTCAAATAACCTTCAAGGTCATCAAAAATCTGTTGAGTCTTGCTGTTAAAATTTTCACGCTTTGCCATTTTTGATCTCCATCAATATGCTACGTTATGTAGCGGATTAGTAGTGTTATAACGAATTGTGGCACCGTTCTCACCATCTTCACTGACAGTAATTTCAATGTCACGCCCAGGGTAACGAGTAGCGACAACTTCATAAAGGTCATCGCTAATCATCTCACAACTCTTGAAGTTTAGATCCAGTGTGCCTTGGTAGAGACTTTCTAACCAACGCTTGAACTGGATAAACTCAATATCCCTATCGTTGTGAAATACTTGAATTGCAATATTGAAATGAAAAATGTGCCTATGTTCGTTAGCAAGAAATGCTACATCTGCGAGTGCAGGATCTTCTGCGGCACCTGGAAACTTATGAATACCTTCACGTTGAAACGTGACCCAGATAAAACGTTTGGCTGCATTACTAATGCGATTACGTTTGTCGCGCTGCGCCATAACATAATTGTCAGTCATATCACTCATCGGTCTTCTCCAAGATCAAGACGTTCATGTTTTTCTTCCCACTCTAATTTACGCAAACGGCGTACTTCGGCAAGAATCTGTGAAAGTTTAGAATGCTTTTCGGCACTCTCAGGTTCACGCTCAATTAGCTTGGCTTCAGTTTCTAAAATACGAATTTGATGTGTATAAGACATTTTAGTTCTCCAAAACTTCTGACATTAGTTCATCACTATCTTCAATAGTTTCTTCAACTTCCTCTTCAACCTTTTCCTCAACACTAAACAAAGTATCAAACATAGTCATGGCATTAACAGTACGCTTACCACTAATTCCCTGACTACCGCTCTGCATTTGCATCCAGAACTTGTCATAATATTCTATCACTTCTAAACTCTTTTCTCTAGTTTTCTGGCTGAATATTTCGTCAATCACTTCACCAAATCGTACACGATCAAATGTTTCATTCATGACCATTTTGGGGACTACACCCTGTTCATACTTGCGGTTGGCTTCTTGCACCGCAGTAATATGCTGATAGACATTATGAGCTTGTAGTAAAGTATAGGATAGTGTATCCCAACTTGTTTTAGTTTCTTTACCTTGATTGTTAATGAACCCTTGACCACGATAGCAAAGGTCCTTGAGTAACATACGGTCAGTAATTGGGCTATCTGTAAATACTTTATGTATACCATCAGCCAATACTGCATCGCTAAACTTGCGATTATCGTTGGCGTAACTCTTTTTCTCGGCAGTCTTTTCCATACTATATGACCACTTCTTACCATGCTCAATGCTATTATTGAAATATGCTAGACCCTTAGCAGCACCATAGAATGGGCTTGCACAGTCAAATGTAATTTGTAGATTTGGATTATGATACTTGCGTACTGCTTTTTGAATATCAGTAAACAATACTGCGTATTCCATAATGCTAGTACCCAAACAGTGAATAAGGTCGTGCTTGCCAGGAATCAATAATCCATCATATATAATACCAACAAGGCGTTTGAGTGTAAGGTGTATATCAATCTTGTTCTGACCACCAAATGCCCAACCATTAAAGTGATTGTCTGGATAGATATTTGGGTCACAATACTTCTTCATTTCTTCATACCAATCATCACTTTGCTTGTGATTGCGACCTTGTAGTACGTTTAAGAATTTGCAATTACCATTACGGTTCTTGATAAAGTATTCGTTATTGATATGTGTAGCAGTAATAGCATCTTCAATTGTTCTAATGCCATGCGCACTCTTACCCGTTTTTTTATCCTTGATATGATACGTTGTCAAACTCTGTGACGGGATATCAAGACACATACCATAATCCATGTATGTATCCATCCACTTCAATACAGCCTTACGCTTTTCCATTGCACGTGGGCAGTTAGGATCCTTCCAGTCTGCTGGCCACTGACACTTTAATATTTGAAATCCACCACTATCGCCAAGCATAAACGTACCCTTCTCACGTTTACGTATAATGCTTTCGGCATGATCATCAACAGTAGTATCAAGGTTAGCGTGACCTGCTGAGTAAAGTCCCCATTGATATGTGTAAAGTCCTTGTTTACTGTTAAGAAAATTTAAACATTCAACATCGCCATTGAAACCTGCAGGAATACGTTCGGCAGGGAAATAATTTTCACCCTCACGCTGCTTACCCAGCCCGCTAATAAAGAATGAACTGACTGCGGGTAAGAATAGTGCCCAGTTAGGGTCTTGCTGCTTATTAAGGTCTATTTGATTCATTTTGGTTTATAAAATACACTTTTTTTGATTAAGTCGTAGTCTGCTTCATAGTATCTATAGATAAGGTCTTGATATTTTACATTTTTATCAAATGCTTGCTTAAGTTGTTCAATAATAGAACTTTTAAAATTATCTTGTTCGGTCACATTAATTTTTTCATTAGCAATTTTAGAAAATCTACAAATTTTATAGGTATAAAGAAAGTGTTTTAAATTACTTTCAAAAGATGGGTCACCAAGATCAAAAAATGTAATATCACTACTGCGGGGAATTTCTCGTATAAATTCTAGTTGTAACATTGCATGAGCATCTAATTTTACCGTTGAAAAAATCATTTTCATCATAGTTTGGTCTATAACATAATCTTCTGAACCAGTATGATTTAATTCAAACCATTGTGATGTAGCACTGAACCATCTTTGCACAGGGTCTCTTAAAAACACAATATATTTTTTACCTGCATGATTTTGAATTGGATGAAAATCTGCATATATTTTAAAAAAATGTTTCCCCCAAGTATGTGCATTTTTTAGTATGGGAGCATAGCAATATTCAGAAGAATCGTTGCCATAAAAAAATTCATATGTTGATTTAGGGGTAAGTGCGATTCTATGCTGAATATTTTTAATTTTTGAACGATCAATTTTCATCCTGTACCAATTTCATTACAATTTCAAGTTTTTCTTTAGCATCTTTAACAGCAGGATATTGACTAGCAAGTTTATCTAACTTCTTTTCAAACTCCATCTTCTTTCTAGCCCACTCAAGAACCTCAGCAGTTCCGTTAGGCGATTCCAGTTCTACTGTAGGATCAATCCTACGCCAGCCGCCGTATGAATCGTCAACTTCAAATTCTCTTGTGTTGCCGTTCCAGCGAACTTGACCAGTTATGCTTGGCAGATTATAAGTGGTATTAATCTGCCAAACAATAGGTACATTTTTTGACTGTATTCTGATCACTTACTCAAGCCGGGCATCAAGTAACGATAAACAGAGATACCACTATCAACAGTGATTTCACATGCACCCTGATCGCTGATCTTAACAGTCTTGTCACCAGGTAGATCCATGATTGACAAGAATACTTTGACAGGCCACTTCCATGCACGGCTCAATGAACCATTGACACCTGCTTGAAACACAAAGTTACCACTGTGTGAACTATGATCTCCGAAATAAATCTTTAGATCGCCCTTGTCAGTCTTAGTAATAAAGTGTCCTTCTTCGCTGTTAGCCTGTGCCTGCTTCTTTAGTCGCATGATGCCAGCAACAGTAGGTTCAAACTCAACATCCCACTTTGCACCCTTGAACTTAACGGGAGGAACCTTTTCCTCAACAATGACTTTGCTCATCAAACGATAATCATTGATGAAATCCCCTGCCTTAGTTTCAAAGTGAATAGTAGTAGGAATTTCCTCACCTTCTTTGTTGACACGGGTAACGCTAATCTTCGCGTTTTCATCATAGTCATCAAAGCCAAGAATAGTTTGAAGTTTGTTTAGATTCGGCATACCGAACGTGCCGATAAAATCAGCTACGGGCGTTTTTGCAGTGCCTTCAACAACTACTGTTTTATCTTCTGACAATGCAGTAATTTTTGTTTCCTTGTCAGTGCCAACGATCTTAATAAGATCAATAACGCCTAGACCATGTGTATGCTTAATCAAGTCTTGTAAATTATCTTTCATTTTTTGCCTCTTGTGTATTTAGGAAAGTACAGTGTGTATAATAATGGTTTTTATTACATAATGCAAGCATATTGTTAACCAAAAGAAAACAATGTATCAAAACTAGAATTAGTGTTAGTGTTTGAACGCAAATCCCAATTCAACACACCCAACAAATTCTCAATCTTTTTATCAACAAGTGTTGCTTCCATTGCCTGATCGTCAAATGGTAATTCTGTAAACCACTTTGGAAGTCGCAATTCATCTACTGGATACGCAATACTTGTGAAGTTAAGTGGGTTGGGCTTGAGTTTACACACAATAACCTTCATGCCATCAACCATTTTCATGCTATAGTTGTCGCTATTCACTCGTCGTAGATAGTTCCAATTCAATGCTGCACGAACGTGTCCTGGCATGTTTGCTTTGCCAGTTTTACTGTTGCTTTCTAAATCTCCATAATATGTAAGTTTATTCACACCTTTAGGACTACCCTTAGTCCAACTATCTTGTTCGCTTAATTCAACCTTGAACATTTTGATACGTTCAATCACATCCTCGCGTGTTTTACCACCAAGAACCATTTCAAGCACTTCAAACAAAAAGTCTTGTACATACTTTGGAGTATCAGCACGTTTTAAGTCAAGACCCATTGCTTTGATCTTGCCCATCTTGCCGTTAGTATCTAGTCGCTTGCCTTCTTTATCAAAGATGTTGACTGCATAACGCTTCTTTGTAATGAACAGACTGCGATCACCGATCAATTCACGACCTGCTTTGATGACGCACATCTTGCGTGGTACATGAAATGCGCGTTCACAGAAACTTGGGAACGTATCGTTTGCCTGCTCTGCGATATTGTCATAGAGTTGAACACATAATTCTTTGCTCCACTCTAACTCACCGTTATCTACTTGTGGCTTAAGAGTAGACCAAGCACTGAAATAACAACTGTCAGTATCACCGTACACGATTGCATCACCATAAAAATCATACTTACCTGTAATGATTTCATTGATCTGCGCACTCATGTGCTTGACGATCTGACGACCTGTTAGTGTAACGCTCTGACCGATACGCTTATCATAGAATCGGCAATGTTCGTTCAATAGTGCACCATATGCAGAGTTGAGCAAAATCTTACGCACTAACTGACGCTTATCCCAATACTCAATATCTTCCTTAGTAGTAGATTCTTTGAGTTTCTTCTGCATCTGTTTACGATCACTATACCAGCGTGTTAGTAGACCGGGAATCACGCCTTCTTGGTCACTTCTAAAGATCGTGCCGTTCGCACTAAGAATATATGGCTTGTTGCTATCAAAGATCATCTTCCATACTTCTGCTGCGCTCATCTCTACGCTGTCACCATTTTCAAAGTCAACTGTGAGCATAGTGCCGCGTTCTTGGTTCATGACTGCTTCGTATTCTAAACTACCAAACAATCCTTCCCACAGTAGCGAACTCATTTCAAGTTCGTCATCTTCATCGTAACGTGCCTTTTCGCTAGCAAGTTTACGTGCTTTATCTTTCAGATGTTGTTCGGTTAGTGTTTGACGCAATTGACCAACTATCGTTTCTGGAGCCATGTTAAGTGTGCGAATCGCACTAGGATACAGACTGTTTATGTCAACTGCACCTACCCATTCATGTATGCCTTTCTTTGGAATCGCAACATATGCACCGGCAGCAGCCATTTCACCGTCACTACTATTTTTCTTTTTGTCAGGAACCATCAAGCCACGTTCATGTGCTTCGTTCATCACAGCCATCTCAATCATTGCCACCGAACCCATGACAGTTGGTAGCAACACAGTATTTTCGTGTGCCAGTGCGTTAGCAAGATCAAGAAACTTTAGTTTGTTGTGAATCTTGACAAGCAACATCGTATCCTGACGATTGTATTCTACAAATGTTTTAAAGTCTTTGTTATAGAGTTGGTCAAGTGTACCTTCATACTGTGTCTTGCGCTCGCCAACTTCCATCTCACCGATCGCGTCTAGACTATAACTGTGACGCGATTCGTAGTTATACTTCTTGTACAACTGTAGGTAGTCCATGTGTACGCGACCTACTAGGTCATATGTCGTTTCTGTCTTGCCGAATCTTTCATACTCTCTTGGTTTAGGAGTTTGCCCAAGCAAACAGAATTTGCGTGTATCGTCCTTACTCATAATTCTTGTGACACGATTCACTAGATAGGGAATATCGTAACCTTCAGAGTTCCAACCAGTTAAGATGTCAGCATCTTCAATCAACTCAAAGAATGTCTCAAACATTTCTATTTCACTACGGAATAGAATTGTGTTTGGGAAATCACTTACTAACTCTGTAGCGGTCTCATCGCTTATATGTTTAGGAGGAATCGCAAGAGTGATTATCGTATCTTGCCAATCCAAATACATTGAGATAGCAGTTACTGGATTGAATGGATCGCTAGTAGGACTAAATCCCTTTTCAGGATCAAAGTCTACTTCAATATCAAAGAAAACTGTATGGAGTTTTGGAGGCTCACAGTTTAAGTAGTTTTCACTTAAACAGCGGAACACCACATTGATGTCCGATTCATACAGTTTCTTGTTACTGTGTATGCGTTTTTCTTTTTCAAATTCACTACGTTTCCTTGTGCTGAAACGTGATATTGGATTGCCATAGATACTGCGATACTTACCTTTCGGGTCAGTATAATAGAAAGTATAGTTACAAGGAAATTCGTTGTAGGTGCGCTTACCATCTGGCTGTCGCTCTACAACGAATATCCTATCACTATCTCTATCGTGAATTGCGTCTACATAACTCATGCTTTAGTTATAATACAATTTCTCGCAATAAAAGTACAGTTATTACGGAAATAATGTTTTTCCAAGTGACCAGTCATAGTAAACATCGTCCACACGTTGCGTATACATACTACCGTTCTTTTCACTTACCAACACTGCATAGTGTCCGTCTGCAATCACAGTCAAAATACCTTTAGGCAATACGCTAGGATACGGAACTTCTTTAAAATTACCTTTACAATCGTTTAACAAAATCTTAGTTGGGTTTCCCGAATCACCCCAAATTGTTTGATATCTATGAATAAGAATATCTTTACAACCGTCATGGTTAACGTCGGCAAATTCTAAACTTTCATAGTGCGTATAATTTTTATTTGGAGCGTAAGTAAAGTCTACACGCGATTTAGTTTCGTCCGTAAAACCCTTACCATTGTTAATAAGAATTTGCACCATCGCACCCCTGCAATCTACATTTTCGGCAGGCGAGTCATTACGTAGCGTTGCTAACGAAATAATATCTGGTTTGCCATCACCATTTACATCAGCAACTATGGTATCCATATGCACATTACCTACGTAATATGATTTTGTACGATCATTAGGATCAGCATAACCATAACCAGCAGGATATGGACCAGCAGGTAACTCCATAATTTTATCGTTGCTGAAATTACCAGAACCATCATTAAGATATACAACACTAGTTTTAGTACCGGGACCTGCCATCAAAACTGCATCCATACGCCCGTCATTGTTGGCATCAATCATAGCAGTGGAAGTAAAACGTTTAATCTCCCACTTCTTAGGGGTACCATCAGAAAAAGTTTCTACAGTGTTTGTATTGAACACATTGCTAGCAAATCGTGAAGTATCTGCCTTATAATTTCCATTACTATCACCCATGATAAAAAATGCACTGATATACATCATAGATGTTACAAGTGCATCGGGGAGATAATCACCGTTAATGTCTCCTGCACTAACGTGGTGACCAAAGTTTAATGGATTATTCGTAACTTTTGAAAGTTTATATCCATTGGGTGAGTAGGTTAAAATTTGAGAGTAACTACCTGTATGCCCAGATGAGGCGCTGACACCATTTAAATATGGATCCTTGCCAGCAGCAGCAATAGCAATATCAGGACCACCATCACCATTAAAATCATTTACGATGATACGATTTACAAGTACCGGCGAATAACCCTCAGGAAAAATACTCGTTGATTGTGTAAAACCACCGTCCGATTTTCCTAAGAAAAAACGAACAGGACTGCCTGCGCTATCCACATTAGGGGTAAACGCAGATTCGGGGTCGTAACGCAAAAAGATATCCTTAATGCCGTCTTTATTGAAATCTGAAATTACCCAGCGCGGATTCGCTCCGCCGTCGCCTGCATCATATGATGCACCTGTCACAATTTTTAAGGGGTCTTTTACTACTACAGGGGCGGGCGGTGTAGTTGGAGTGGCTGGTGTAGTTGGGGTAGTTGAATTTGCAGGGGTCGGAGTTGCACCGCCACCGCCACAACCTGCTAGAATGACAGAAACGCAGATACCAACAGTCAAATTACGCATACCCAATACCTCGTGGGTAAGTTGAACAGATAATTATAATAACAGTTCTGGGTATGCGTTACAACCGACATTTACCCAAATTAGAGAGTTTTACCGACAGTCTCTAGGATAGTGTTAAGTTCTTCGTTTTCCTTGTTAGTTTCGCCCAAACGTGATTTATGGGCAACCTTGATGGCCTTCTTCAATACTGAGGGCTTGATTTCCAATTCTTCTGCGACAGCCTTAATAGTGTCTGTCAATCCACCCTGAAGGGTTTCAATTTCGTGAGTTACAGCAAGACCTTCGTTGATCAATTGCGTCAACTTGATCTTGGCTTCATTATTAAAAGTACGACTTGACATTAGAATCTCCTATTTGATTTACATAGTATATACAACAACTTACTGCGATAAAATAAATTATGGATAGATTGCCCAAATAAATATTTTTACTTAAGGCACATACAGGCTCAACTATGGACTCACGATATAAAGAGTTAGAAACTCTGATTAGTAAATTTATTAGGCAATTACCCGAAGGCACAGAATACGAAAAAAGGCTTGAAGAAGAATTAGAACTTATAGCCAAATTAGGTTTCGCCAAACACTTTCTACGTGTAGTAGAAATACTCAATCTCACAAAAGATATACCACATATGACTCGCGGTAGTGCGGGCAGTAGTTTGTTGTGTTGGTTGCTTGGCATTAGTGATGTGGATCCTATCAAGGAAAACATACCACTATCACGTTTTATGAATCCAAAACGTGATGACTTACCAGACATTGATTTAGACTTTCCACACTATCAACAAGAAACGGTAATGAATCGTATCTTTGACACATGGAAGGGTCAAAGTGCTAGAGTTAGCAATTATGTAATGTATAAAGAAAAAAGTGCATTACGTGAGGCAGCAAAACGTTACGGTGCTAAAGGTAAACTAAAACGCAACTTCAAACTAGAAGAAGTTGTACCAGAGTTTGTTGAAGATGCTGAACGTCTTGCTAAAAAACTATTAGGCAAGAAACGTTGTATCAGCAAACATTGCGGTGGAATATTGATATTTGATAGACCTGTACCTAAAAGTCTAATTAATGGCACTAATCAAATATTATTAGACAAATATGAGATTGAAGATTTAGAACATTTCAAAATAGACATACTTGCTAATCGTGGGCTATCACAATTGTTTGAGATAGAACCAAACATGAATTTGCTTGACTATCCTGAATACGATGAAAAGACAGCAGAACTATTAGCAAGTGGAAATGTGTTAGGTGTCACGCAAGCAGAAAGTCCTGCCATGCGACGATTGCTTCGCGCCATAAAACCTAAACGCCGTGAAGATTGCGTATTGGCTACAGCATTGATACGTCCTGTTGCTACACAAGGTCGTCGTAAGGCAACGTTCTTTCGTGATTGGAGTAAAGATACTTTTGATAACACAATAGTATTTGAAGATGATGCTATTATACTAATTAGCCAACTATTAGGTTGTAGTCAGTATGAAGCAGATATGTGGCGTCGTGCATTTGCTAAAAAGAATGAAGAAAAAATTTACGAGTTCATGCAGAAGGTTGGCGATCACGAACACAAAGAAGAAATCTTTGCCGCATTACGTGAATTAAGTAACTTTGGACTATGCCGCGCACATGCTATTAATCTAGGAAGATTGATATGGGCTATCGCGTATCAGAAAGCACATAATCCTAGAAA